CGTGAGTCCTTTATCTCTGGACGTTTGGGAACCAAGTTACAGAGCACCCTAGAAGGATATGGTCGAAATACAATAGAAGCTATGTTTGGCAAAGAGACTTCTGATGGCATGTTCAAGCTAGCGGACAATATGGTTCGTGTGTCAAACTCACCAATCGCTGGCAAAGGTGGCCTTGCTGCGCCTCAAATTGCAATTGGTCTAGGAATTTATGGAATGCTGACGGCTCCTTTTGCCACGCTTCCTGCTGCTGCTTTCTATTATGGGATGTCTAAAGCATTAAGAAATCCCACTGTAATGAAAGTTATGTTAGCTAGTCGTGAGCCTGGTGGCGACAAACTTGGTCAGGCGCTCCAGTTTATGAACACAACGGCTGCGCAATCTGTTCAAGAAATTTCAAGAGCAAAAGAAGGCCCGACTAAAATGCCTCCTGAAGTTAAGCAAGTGGCTAATCAAGTGGCTAATCAAGCAAAACAGACAGCGGCACAAGTCTTGACACAAGCACCTCAAGTCGCTCCAGCGGTAGCTGGAACAGCCGCACAGGTGTCTCCAATCTTGCTACCCGACCCTGCGACACAGGCTCTGGCGCAGTCCATTGGAAGGACTACCCCATGAACAAAGAACAATTACGCGAAGAGATAGCCGAGGATGAGGGCTGCAAATACGAAATATATTTGGATCATCTTGGCCTACCAACCTTCGGCATTGGAGCACTGGTTAAGGAAAGCGACCCTGAGTATGGTCAGCCTGTTGGTACGCCCGTTGATGAAGACCGTGTCCGTCAGCGGTTTAATCTGGACATCGCAGTGACCATAGATGACTGCAAGGTTTTGTATGACGACTTTGACGATCTACCCGAAGAGTGCCAGCATATCATTGCAAACATGATGTTCAATATGGGTCGGCCTCGACTGTCCAAGTTCAAAGGTATGAAGGCTGGCGTTGATGCACGAGACTGGAACCGCGCAGCAGACGAGATGGTAGATAGCCGCTGGTATGACCAGGTCACCAGTCGCGCCAAGCGTTTGGTTAAGAGGATGCGTGCTCTAGCGGAGAGTTGATCTTGTTACACTTGTAGCAGGCGTCCTTTGCACGATACCCTGCGGTGACATCATCAAACGAAAAATTCTTCTTATCATACCAAGTGCTCCACTTGTAATTACACTGAATACATTCGTAGTTTATGCACACCATGTGATCTCGGATGTTTTCTACAGTCATCCTACCTCTCCCCAGTTGTTACCTAGTTCCTGATCTACCTTGCTCGGAACCTTGAGTTCCGTGCTGTTCTCCATAATCTCCGTGATTCTTGACGCTTGCTCCTTGGACTCCACGTTGAAGCACAGTTCGTCATGCACTGTGAGTAGGGGCACCAGCCCTTCCTTGTAGCATTCTGCCATAGCAACCTTGGTCTGGTCTGCCGCCGAGCCTTGGATTAGCTTGTTCAATGCCTTATAGGTAAACGCCCTCTTGAGTATATGACCGTATTCTTTCTCGGCCTCCTCGCGCTTCATAGGCTTGTTATAGCCAAAGGTCTTAGGCTCCCACATATCAAACCGGCACAAGCGACCTGACATTGTACGGATCTGCCCATTGATGCTGGCTCTTTGCGATACGAAATCCGCTAGACCTTTAACAAACGGAACCTTCTCACGGTACTTAGCAAGAAGTGCTTTAGCCTCCTCCGGACTGATATCCATGGTATGCGCCAGCTTACCTACGCCCATGCCGTACATAATCCCCAAGTTGACCGTCTTGGCTTGCTTACGAGTTATGGATGCCATGTCTGCTACCATCTGATGGAAGTCCGCATCTCCTTTATGATACTCCGCCACAACGCTATCAATAATAGGATGCCTTTCTCTTTCTGGCATACTAGCGCAGTAATGTACCAAGAGCCTTGGCTCTTGACTCGAGTAGTCAAAGCTACCCCACTTGCATCCTTCGTCTGGTATAAACAGACCTCGGATCATGGCTTTAATCTCTGGGTCACGCGCTGGGATCTGCTGAAGGTTTGGATTGCTGGACGAAAAGCGTCCGGTGACAGTCCCGCCATCGTCAGAGCGGAGTTGATGAAACTCGCAGTGTATGCGTCCGTTATGTGCAAACTTCAAGATGTTGTCGATAAACGTATTGCTAGCCTTGTCTAGTTCACGCAAACGCAGGATCTTCGCCGCAACAGGATGTGGACTAGCTTGCAGGAACGCTTTGGTAAAGGACGGCTGGCCGTTGTTTTCAGTCTTGTTATAGTACAGGCCATGATGATCAAAGACGGCGGCAACGCTTTTGGCTACCCACGGTTCTACATCCACACCTGTCTCATGCTTAATATCCGATACCAGATCCTTCTTGAGTCCGATCAGTTTCTTCTTTGCCGCCTCGGCGCCGTCAATGTTTACCTTCACGCCCCTCTCGCGCATATCCAACAGAACTGGTATGAGAGAGGTCTCTAACTTAAACACATCCATGAGGCTCTGCTTCTTTATCTCCACCTTCATCGTGTTCCACAGCTTCAAGGTAAGCTCGGCATCCTTTTCGGCATACGCCCCCACGAACCGTGAGTTCAGCCGCCACATCTCCGCCTTGGGATCAAAGCCGTGATCTGCCGCAGCTGCACGCAAGGTCTTCTCGTTCTTACGCTCATCAAGGTAATCCTTCGCCAAGTTGTTAAGGCTGTAACTAAACCGGTTCTCGTTTAGTAGTGGCGCGGCTACCATGGTGTCGATAATTGTGCCTTGAATCTTGACCCCCGCCCACCGGAGCCAACCGGCGTCATAGGTTGCATTGTGCATAACCTTTGGTATGTCAGGCGTAGCAAGCTGATCTGCTAGCCACTTCATGACTTTCTTCTGAGGGATGTTGCCCCCACCCTCATGCGCAATGGGGTAGTAGCCTACGAAATCGCCGGCTGCGATAGCCACACCTACAATAAAACCGTCACCACGCGCCCACCCTGGGCCTAATGTTGTCAGGTTCGGATCGCTGGTCTCAAGGTCGATTGCAATAGACTGGCTGTTCCGCAGGTCAGGGAACACCTCCGGTGGCACCCAATCCTTCTCGATGGTGTCCAGATCCAGCCTGTGCAGGAACGTAATCTGACTACTTTCCTTTGCCATCTACTTCCCCTCCGAGACTAGCATATCCAGCGATATCTACCCATGAATCCTGATGCGTTGGTGTGACTATAAGTCTAGCAAGTTTCAACGCGGTAAGACACTGATAAACTTGAGAAACAGACACTTCCTTGTCCAGTATAACAGACCATAACTGAGCCACGCGCTTGTGGTTCTCGTATGCATCGCCATAATCCTTGGCTCTCGGACCATTGACTAGGTCTTTGGCTGTATCAAGTAATTCATCTCTTTTCATATCACATACCTATATTTTGCGTGGGAATCGACAATGTGCAGATTATGTCGTGCTCTGGTCACGGCGGTGTAAAAGACGCGGTGCTCATCATCCTGATCTGGAGCATTGACCGCAGGGTATGACGAGTCAGTTAACAATAAGATGTTGTCATCCTCGCCGCCCTTCATCCGGTGGATGGTTGACAGATTGATACGAGGCTTAGTCAGATCCTCACCCCTCCGGCGCACGGCGCCCATATATCGTATGTCCTCAAGGGACATGTTAACCACAACCTCTGGCCTTGCATCTTGATTAGCAAGCAAGCCATGCTCGGCCACTAGATTGTCGTAGTTGTGGAACCCCTGCGGATCTACCGCATCAAAGGTTTTGGTCGCAGCGCGTTTGAGCAACGCCTTTTCACCTTGCTTGGGCATAAACGTATAGAGCTTCTTTACATCACCCACGCTTGCTGTCTCGCCTCTGGCCAGCCGTTGCCAGATATCCATAGCTTCAAGCAGTTCAAGTGAGATCATAGAATGACCAAAGCGTTCAAACAAATAACCGTCTTCGCGTAAAGAATGGTGAATTGAGTTCAAGGCTTTGTTGGTTCTAGCCATAATAGTCCACGAACCTTCATCAATATTCACATCATACCAATTCATGTGAAAATCCACGGCGCCATCTTCATCTCTTGGTTGCCAGTGCTTCTCCTGACGAGTTCCTATCCGGTTAACCAGATGATTGGCTAGCCGGTACACGCTTCTTGGTACACGATAACTTTTGTCAAGAACCACCTTGTTATCACAAGCATTCATGAAACTGTGTAGATCAACGCCATTCCAGCGGTGAATACACTGATCATCGTCCCCCGCGTAATACACACGGCTGGCTCTCTCCTTGAGTATCTCTACCTGTTTCCATTGTAGTGGCGTCAGATCCTGCGCTTCATCAACGATAAGGACATCAAGCACAGGACTGGTGCCCTGCTTCACGAACAACTCAACCATGTCCGTGTAATCAAACTTACCGTTGTCTGACTTGTATGCCGCATAAACTTGATCCACGCGCTTGACCATCGACCAATGCAGATCGTAGTCACCCCTGTCGTTGTACTCCTGTTCCATGGAGATACAGCGCAACTTGGCACGGCTGATTACTTCCAGATACCGATTGCCCTCCTTCATAGACAAAGGCACCATGCCCTCTTCCATGACTTCAGCGGTGCTCCGGTCAAACGCCATGCCCAAGATCTCGCCCAACTGACGAAAGTCCGCCGGTTGAACCGTCTCTCTTGTCTCCATGCCTAGCCAGTTAAAGCCTATGGAATGTAGTGTCTTGAACCACGGCACATCTTTTTCGGTGAGCTTTAATTCACTGCCCACACGCTCTCGCGCCTCTTGTATGGATTTACGAGAAAACGACACGAAGCCAATCCTGTCTGGAGGAGTGCCATTAGCAAGTTCCTTCCGGACAATATCAATCATCGTATGCGTCTTACCGCAGCCAGGTGGCCCGAAGATCAGCGTCTCATCAGCCATCAGTCTTCTCGCGTGGGCGAGACTCAAGCCATTGCTCAACCTCTGTGCGCAGCCATCTCATTGTACTGTTCTTTTCCGTCTCCGGACCTAGCACAACTGGTTTAGGAAAATGACCTTCTTCTACCCATCTGTAGACGGTAGAACGAGCCACACCTAACCATTCGACAACCTCACCCACTTTGAGATACCGTTCATCAGAATGGTATGTCATTTAACTTCTCCTCTGTTGGTAGTTCCATTTCATCATTGTCAAACTCCGGCACGAACCAGACGCGAAGATTCTTCCATTGACCTGTATCTTCGTCTTTAAACTTGTATGTGGTGTTACACTCATTGCCACCGTTCATATCTTTTAGGCGTTGCTGTACCTGCGGACGTTTAAGTTCACGGAACCCGCGATTGCGTAAGAACTCCATCAAACCCTTAATCGTGAACATTGTCAGATCACTTTCTGTCCAAGGCTTGCCAATCGCCATCTCCTGCGGAGACTTGGCTCTAATACGGCTGGTGCAATACACTTCCACAAGTTCTTCAAACTGACCTTTAATCGTCAGTTCCTTTGGCACCTCGATATGAGTTGCCTCTTCCAATAAACCGTTTACATAACTCTGCCAATCCGGCGCCTTCATTATGGGCGGCATAACATCCAGTTGCTCCATACAGGCTCGTTGAAACTGCAAAGGCATCTGTAATTGTTCAGTGGATAACTCCAGCCGTTTGC